ACCGGCGCATACCAGACCGTTGCTGGCGTGATAATGATGTCACTGACTGCCATGATTCCCCCTATTTCTGCACGATCCAGCCCGAAAACGTGGCCATCCTGCCCCATTCGCCCACTTCCGGGTCACGAAATTCCCGATAGTCAGACAGCGCCAACTGGCGCACCTGGTGCTGCGCCGAGTTGCCGTCGAACCCATCCAGCACCGCCCGCACCGCCCGGCCCAGGCTCTCCGCCGCGTCTTCGGTCGCCGCGTAGCAGTTGGCCGTCACCGAACCCCGCACCAGCGGCGCCGAGCCGTCGATCCCGCTCTCCGTGCGCACGGTGTAGACCACCAGCGGAAGATCCGTTTCCACCGGCGCCTCTTCCGGCCAGATGCGCGTGCCCACCAGTGCGGCCACTGCGCCGTTGCTGGCCAGCGCCTGGTAAATGATCTCGCCGATCACGGGCGGTCTCCGAGGAGGCGCTCCAGCCACGAGCCGTAGACCTTCGCCAGCTCACGCGGCACCCGATCCCGGCTGGCTTCCAGCCCGGGCCCCAGGAACGGCCGGCTGCCCATGCGCTTGAACTGGCTGCGCGCCACGAAGCGGCTACCGATGCGCAGCGCCTTGCGGCGCCGGGGCAAAATCTTTCCGCGCTGCCGCCGGCCCGACTCGATCAAATGCCCGTGAGGCGCTGTAAAGGCGATCACCGCCTCACCCACACGGGCAAACCGCTCGTTGCGCCAGTAGCGCCGCTTCTGGTAGGTGCTTTTGCCCTTCACGCCGATGTAGCTGGACCCCGCCAGCCGTCCCGAGCGCTTTGGCGCGCGGCGCACCGCTTCCGCTTCCACCACCTGCGCCGCTGCCCAGAGCGCGTCGATGCCATGCTCGCTTACGATGCGAATAAATTCATCACCGTAGGACTCGATCTCGAATCGTTGCACCCGGCGCCGTGCGCCCCGTCGTTTCGCCATGCCGCCAGCCTATCAGCCCGCGGGGAACCGCCCGATCACCGGGGTTTTCCCAGGAAAACAAAAAGGGCGGCCCGCGCCGCCCCTCACCCGCTCACCCACCCGCGGGCTACTCCGCCCGATCCTCCCCCACCAGCTCCTGACACCACACCTCGATGCGCCGGCGCAGATTGTCCGGCTCGCCCACAAAGGTGATGGCCAGGTAGCGGCTGCCGCCCTCCACCGCCCAGCGCAGCCGCTTCTTGGTCGTGATCGTCGTGCCCGCGGGCAGCGGCCAGCGCAGTGTCGCCTGGTGGCTGGCCAGCGCAATCACCTGCTCATCCGCCCGGCGTTCGTCGCCGGAGGGCGTGCGCACCTCAGCGCGCAGCAGAGGCGAATCTGCCCACGTGACCGACTCGGCGCCGCGTGCGTTGCGCGTCACCGTCGGCGTCTGGATATAGACCGTGTGGCGCATCCGGGCAATTCTCATGTGGCATAGCCCCACTGCATCTTGCACGCCGCCTGCACGCGCAGCCGCTGCGCGAATGCCGCCTGGTTCATGGACTCCCGGTTCTCGTAATCGACCGCAACCAGGCCGAGGATCAGCCGCTTGAAATCCGGCGGCACCGCCGCGGCCGCGCCATACCCCGCGACATAGCGCACGCGGATCGGCGCCAGGCTGCGCAGCGCCGCCGCCGGCCACGAACCGCCCTCGCCCGGCCACAGCAGCGGCGGCGTCACATCGGCGATCAACTGATAGTCCGTGTTGGCCAGCGTCACCGTCACGCCCTCCGCCGTCACATAGGTGATCGCCGTGATCGACTGCACCGGCGGGTATTCCAACAGAATGAAGCGCACTCCCGGCCAGCGGTCGAGCACCATCTCTCGCGTCTGCGTCACCAGGCTGCGCGCTGCGAGCGTCTCCACCTCCCGCGTCGCCGCGTCGATCAACTGCGTGATCAGCGCATCGTCCGCCGCGTGGTCGATCAGCAGCGTCTGCTTCGCCTCCGTGAGCGTCACCGGCGCCGTCGCAGGCGCAGTGATTACGTTGCTTGCCATGCGGTCTCACTCTCCCAGTTCAGCGACCCTACGCGCAGCGCCCGCACCAGCACCGCGTTGACCCACTCCACGCGGTACGCGCCCGGCGCCAGCAGTTCAGCCAGAAACGCCGCGTCCCCGCGCACGTCCACCGCAAAATGATGGATCAGCCCGCGCCACACATCGGCGCGCACGATCACGCAGTGGCCGTCGATCTGGAACGGGATCGAGCGCCGCTCCTGCCACGACTGCGCCGACGGCAGCACCCCATGCGGCCCCACATCGGCCTTGAACATCACTGCCGCGGGCGCGTCCCACGTTACCGCCTTCAGCACGGTGATGGCGTGAGGCGTGGCCAGCACGTTGTCATCGTCGAGCATGATCACGTACTCGCCCTGCGTTTTCTCCCGGTGCACCCAGAACTGCCGGTTCGCCCACGCCAGCCCCATCCCCACCTCATCCCGGATCACAATCTGCTCATAATCCGGGTCCTGCTGGCCGCGCAACGATGCCTGATTGAGCGCCAGGTAGTCGACCGGTTTCGGGTGGGTGCGTGTCACCACGGAGAGGAACATACCTAATCCTTCCGCCCGCGCCGGCGCTGGGGCGGCGCCACCGCTTGTTCCGGCGCTTCCAGCACCGCCCGCTCGATCTTCGGCGGCGCCGTTTCGGTCTCCGGCTCCGTCTGGCGCACCACAGCCAGGCCAGCGCGCACGATGTTCCAGGCTTCGGCCTGCGTCACCGAGTAGCGCATCCCCGGATAGAGCTGCACCGAACGGCCGTCGATGAACACGTTGGCCACCTCCAGCGCCTCGATCCGCAGCATCGGCGGCGAGTCGTCGTAGGGCATGAGCAGCCGTCCCTCCTCGTCGAAATGGCCGCAGGGCGCATCGAAGCGGCCCATTGCCACCACGCCCGCCCGCAGACAGTCCATTGCAAACTGAATATCGCCCGGCGGGTTGCTGCCCGCGCCGTCGTGGAACGGCACCCGCTCCAGCACAGAGCGCCAGATCAGCGTGCAGCCCCAGCCGCAGCCGCAGATCCGCCCCACCCCCGCCTCCCGGTAGCGGTTCAGTTCGTGCGGATAGAGGCCCAGCGGCATCCCCAGCCCCTGCGTGCCGATGTACTGCCAGGTGTTCAGCACGAGCGCGCCGTGGCGCAGCACATACGGCGCATAGACCACCCCGGCCTGCGCCGTGCTGGCCAGCTTCTCCAGCGCGTCCGGCGGCAGCACCATGTCATGCTCCACCGTCACCAGTGCATCATAGCCGCCGTCCAGCGCCATCTGCCGGGCGCGCTTGTACTTCGCCAGCACGTTGCGGTGATCCGGCGCGGGGAATGGGTCCCCAGTGTCGAGAACCCATTCCCACGTGTGTGTCGTCGCTTGAGCCTCCACCGACGTGCGGCACTCAGCCCGCGGGCCGGCGCCGAACGTCGGTGTGTAGAGCAGCAGTTTCATCAGGCCGTCGGGTGCCGACCGTAGAGGATCGCTTCGGCCTGGAGCACCTTGTAGCTGATGCGCGTGAAGTAGTGCATCAACTTCTTGCCCTTGCGCGCCTGGCTGTACGGGTCATAGAGCATCGTCAGACCCGTGGCGCGGCGGCCCATGTAGCCGAAGTTGCCGAAGAGCAGGCTCTTATACCCGCCGCCCACCGCCGGCATGGTCTCATCTTCGTTGAAGAGCGGATACTTCCACAGCGTGGCCCCGTCGATCCCGCCGCTGGCTGCGCCCGCGGGCGTCTCCGCAAACAGGAAATCGCTGCCCTGGAGCTTGCGCAGCGCGCCCTCCGTCAGGCGGCGCATCACCCACTTGGCGCTCGGCGAGTGGCGGCCCTTGAGGCTGTAGACCATCGTCTGCACGTCGGTGGCGCTCAGGGTCGTGGCGGCCAGCGTCACGCTGGTGCCGTTGGCCAGCGCCTCGGTGATCAGCGCCTTGTTGTGCGTCAGACCCAGCGCCTCGCCGACGTAGAAGTCCAGGTAGGTGAACATCTGCGATCCCTCGTCGGCGATCAGCTCGTCGGTCAGGTCGAGGGTCTTGGTGAACTTGACCAGCGTCATCGCCTTCTGGTCGAAGCCCGGCGCGTCGCGGTCGAAATCGTTGCCTTCCGTGGTGGACACAAACTCGTTGGTCGCCGCGTTCTGCACCGGCACGTTCATCGTGGTGCCGCCTTCCGGCGTGAAGGGCATCACCCCCAGCCGTGGCGCCAGGTCGATGGCGCCCGCCCTGCCGATGATCCCGGCATAGTGCGCCGTAGGCACCAGATAGCCGCCATCCGCCGGCGTGGTGATGTTCAGGTCCGTGTCGTTGCTGGCGCGAGCCTCGGCCCGCATCTGCGCGTCCATCTCGCGGATGGCGCCCTCGTCCTGGCGCACATAGAGGCGCACCGCGCGCAGTTCGGCTTGCCGGCGGTCGTCGCCCGGATAGCGCGCCACCTGCGGCGCCTGGCGCGTCTCATACATCGTCGGCTCCGGCTGCGCGCCCGGTTCGCTGCGCGTGGAACCCCTGAGTTGTTCCACCTCATCATACCGTGCGATCTGCCGCGAGGCCGAGGCCACCTTTTCCTTCAGCCCGTCGTAAGTCGCCTGCTCCTCTGCGGTCAGGTCGCGCCCTTCGGCGTCCGTGTTGATCTGCGCCATCTCCGCCACCCAGGTCTGCCGGGCGCGGCGCAATTCATTGATGTCCATAATCTCCAATCTCCAATCTCAGAATCTCAACTTCTCGCTGTCGCGCAGCCGCCCGGCTCCGCATTTCTATCTCATCGACCGCCCGGTCGTCTGATTCGTCGAAGTCTGGCACAATCACCGCCGAACGCACCGCCACCGACGTGTCGAGATACGCCGGAAATGTCACGGGGCTGACCTCGTACAGGTCAGCGTCCAGCAGCGTGCGCTCGCCGATGCCGTCGGCGCCCTTGATGATCGTGTCGCCGTTTTCGGGCGACTTCTGAAAGGCAAAGGACATTCCAGAGACAACGCCGCTGCGGATGCTGGTAATCGCATCTCGTCCCCACTGCGTATCAGGCGGCGTCAGTTCCACGCGCAGCCCGGTGGCGTCTTTTGTCAGCGTCAATGTGCCGTTGCGGGTGCGTCCGAGGGGATAGTCCGGGTTGTGATTCCACAGCGCGCGGATGTCCGGGTTGGTGGACAGCCAGCGGTCGAACGCCGTTGGCGCGATCCGTTCCCGGAACGGGCGCCCGCGGCCGTCGATCAGCACCTGCGACCACGCATCGAAAACCACCGCATAGCCAGTGATGGTGGGCTGCGAACCGTCGCCAGCCTCACGCACCTCCATCTCCGCCCCCTCAAATGTCACGCGTTCAATAGTCATCCGATCAACTCCCTTACCGCCGCCTGATATGCTGTGGCGACCCACTCCCCGACCGCAGGCTCAGCCCCAGGCCGCACGCTGCGCAGCCCGGCCAGCATCGTCTCGCCCGCCTGCCGCCATTCGTGCATCTGTTCCTCGCCCCACTCGCCGAGCGCCCTGCGCCCGCCATTGCGGAGCGCCTTCGCCCCGGACTGGCGCACGTCGTTGGCGATCCGGGCCTCCAGCCGCGCCCGCACATCGGCGATCCACGCATTCGTCAGATCAGCCGCCAGCCCCGCCTGCTCCAGCAGCGCCGCCGCCCGATCATCCGTCTCGGTGTCTTCCTCGGCGATCTCCGGCGGCGCCGCATCTTCCTCATCATCCACCCGCGCCATGTTCAGCGGCACGAACAAGTCATCGCCGCCAGGCAGCGGGTTCATATTCTCCAGCGCACGCACCTCGTTGCGGGTCATCCAGCCATTCTGCAGCGCAATGCCATACGCCTGGAACCGTTCCGGCGTCTGCGTGATGATCAGCGCGTCGCGCTCGAACTCCACCAGGTACTGCCGCTTTTCCTCGCTCAGCAGCAGGCGGGCTGCGACCGCCTTCTCGATTCGCCCCAGCCACCGGTTGAGGCTGAATTTCACGTAGTCTTCCGAGAACTGGGCGGCGCTGGCGTAGGTGGCCGTCTCCGTGTCGCCGATGCGCTGCAGCGGCACCTGGTAGATCGCCGCAATCTCCCTCCGGGTAAACTGGCGCGTTTGGAGAAACTGCGCCTCCTCTGGCGGAATCCCCAACGTGGCGATGTCCATGCCCTCTTCCAGCACCGCCGCCCGGTGCGCGTTCTGCACCCCGCCGTAGAGGTCATTCCACGACTGGCGGATGCGCCCCGCCGCGTCCGCGCTCAGCTTGCCCGGATGCTTCAGCACCACGCCCGGCCGCGCGCCGTTGGCGAAGAACTTCCAGCCAAACTCAGCCGCCGCCCGGTCGCCGCTCAGCGTCTGCATGGCCAGCCGGATCGGGCTGTAGCCGATCACACCGTCATAGCTCAGACCGGGAATGTGCAGCACCTGGTTGGCGGCCAGCGGCACTGCCTTCACCCCGTCGGGCCGGTACTCGTAGCGCAGTTCATTTCGCTCGCGGTAGACGCGCATCCGGTCCGGCAGCAGCGGCCAGAGCGCCGCGGGATAGCCGTCATCGCCCCATTCGATCTCAGCATAGGCGTTGCCCCAGGTGAGCAGATGGCCCATGAGCGTTTCGAGGAAGACGCCCGCCGTCATTTCTGGGTTAGCTTCCTGGTGCAAGAGGAAATAGAGCGGATGATCCGCGGCGAGTTCCTTGCCCCGGTCCAGCCGCCGGAATAGCTTGAGTGGCATCTGGCCCACGTCGCCGGCCAGCGCCATCACGCACGCCAGCACCGTCGGCGACTCCAGCGCGTTGGACGGCCCCACCGTCGGCCCGGCCACCGTGCGCCCGCCCAGCAGCATCTCGATCACATCGGGGTCGCCCACGGCGCTGCGTTGTTCCGGTTTGGGCGTCCACTGCCGCCCGGTGAGCAGCCGGCGGATCACGGCTGGCCACCCGCCGGCGCCGTCGCCAGCATCACGCCGACCGCAATCGCCAGCCCGCCGCCATAGGAGAGCAGCCCGGGCAGCCCGAACGCCGTCCACACGCCCGCGCCCAGCAGCACGCAGCCAATCGCCACCAACGCCTCACCCAACCGTTCCATCGTGCGCGCATCCATGCCGCCAGCCTATCAGCCCGCGGGGAACCGCCCGATCACCGGAGTTTTCCCAGGAAAACAAAAAGGGCGGCCCGCGCCGCCCC